GGCCAGTGTAGGTCGATGCAACGCTACTGCCTGTGAGTGGTGTTCCCATATCAGTTCTTCGGTAAAACGTACCAACCTGCCGGCAGAACCACCCGGGATGGTCCCACCAGCTTCTTATCAGAATCGAATCCGTAGACGCTGGCCGTTGTAGGCTTGGCCAGCATCACCGGATCACCGGAAGGGACCAGGACCACCTTCGTCTGCTGGCAACCCAGGCAGATCGGCAACACGAGCAGCCAGATCAGCCTTGAGGGGTTGAGGCGCTTGGCCGTGTTGAACATCGGTAGGTGGTGTTTCTCGGAACCAGTCGAGCAGAGCCTTGAGGATCTGGTAGACCCAGTTCACGGCTTCGGCTCGGTAACTTCCTTGGCATCCTTGGCCCAGATCAGGCCGATACCAGCGGTGACCGCGGCGATAGTGGTAGTCAGGTCGAGGTTGGTTGTCGGGTCACCGTCAAACAGGGCCTTGAGAGCCCCACCAACAGCGACCAGAATGGCACCAACACCGGCGAGAGTTGTTTTCGTGTTTTTCATTTGGATTTGAACAGCCTATAGGCTCCGTAACAGGCGCAGGCTAAGCCAATGAGCGCGGTGATAAGCTGAACCCAGTCGGTAAGCCACGGAATAAACGAAACAGCGGTGGCACCTGCCGCTGCTGCTAGGCTTAGTCCAGGGCTGGTGCTGCTGTTCGTTGGTTCCATTACTCGGATTTAGGCTGTGCGGCTGCGAGGATGATGTCTGCCAGAGGAACGCCAACCTTAGCGTTCTGATAGCCACCGGCCTTGATGGCAATGTCGATGAGTTGGAGGAGGCTGTTGGCCTGCTCTTGTGTGAGTTCTATCTTGATCATACGACGGGAGCGTCAGCGATAACCACAGGCTCCGCAACCTTAACCGGAGGCGGCACCGGCACCCACGGCAACGGCAGTGTAATCACCGGAGGATTGATCTGATTCTCGATCTGCTGCGTGACGTTTGCTTCGATGGCGGTCTTATCGACACCGTTGGCGTAGCACCAGTTCAAGACCTGCGCTTCGGTCAGTTGATCGTAAGGCGTGAACTCACCACTCGGCGGTTGGAACGAGCATGAGCCGTAGCAAGTGCCGCTGTAGGTTTCGTCAGTGCCGTTGCATCGCCAATCGGCGGTGATTACGACATCGGTAAGGGAGCCTTCGGTGGGCTTAACCAACAGGCGTTCGATGATCCAGAGGATGGTCATAAATTAGCGGGCTTCGAGGGTTTGGACGCGGGCGGTGAGTTCTTGGATGGCTTTCACCAGCACAGGAATAAGGTCTTGGCGAACGGACTTGTACGGAGCTTCGCCTTCGGGAGCAGGGTCTTTCCACTCGTCTACGAGATTGGGGAACACAGTCTCAAACTCTTGAGCAATGAAACCCCTGTCACCTTTGATGTCCTTACCTTTGCCAGCCTTCCAATCAAACTTGCGCGGTTTGAGGGCCAGAATCGCATTCAAACCAACGTCGATGTCTTGGACGTTTTCCTTTAGTCGAGCATCGGAGATGGCAGTTATAGTTGCATTAGTGGCATTAACCGTTCCGGCTGCGCTAACAAAAAACCGATAGGCACTAGCAGTCGTATTGTAAATGTTGAGATTATCAAGATTTGCCGTCGCACCGTTAATTTGACCGGTTGCTGTAAGTTCGCAACCAAGAGTGGTTGCGCTGAGCGTAGTCTTTTTTACCAGCAAATTCCCACTCGTATCTACAGTAGCTCTAACCGTGTTGTTGGTTATGAGGTGCAGATTGGTGCTGTTTGAAGAACCAATTACAGAGCCGTAGGCAGTGGCACCTGAAATTGCTGATCCGGCACTGTTGTCTACGCCAAAGTATAGACTGCCACCAGTGTTTGAGAACTGTCCAAGATTGTATGCAGTGGTTGTCCCAGTTGACAGAAACGAAACAGCTCCGGTTGCTGCCGTATTGTTGACTGTCAGCTTGTTGGTTACGCTACCACCAATCCCCAACCCCGTGGAGTTCAGGGTCATGGCGGTGGTGCCAGCTACGGACCAAGTGGCAGTACCATCGGAAGCGATAGTATATTTGTCAGAATACCCAGAACCGGGAGTCTGAATTGCAAAAGTTCCGCTGGTAACTCCAAGATATGCTAATCCAGAACCAGAACCGTCTTCTAGTCCAATAAATGCACCGTTTGATCCTGTTCGCTTAAAAACAGCGAGGGTTCCTGAGGTTGAAGCAACGTCAAACGCATTTACGGGACTCGCGCCAACACCCACACCAGTCGCAGTAACAAGTAACTTATTCGTTCGCACCGTCAGATCGCCGGTGATGGTGGCGGAGCCAGCGGTGACGAGTCCGGTGACAGTCAATGCTCCACTCGCGGTTGGCGAGGATGAGAGGATGTTGTTTACGCTGATCTTCTTCGTCGTACCAGATGCTGCCATTGTGGTATCGCTGACATCAACGATAGGGATAACGTCATTAGCCGGATCAGCGGCGGTCAACGCCGTCAGTGCTGTAATCTTTGTGTCTGCCATAGGTCAGTAAACGGTTAGAATGAATTTGTCGGATGCTTCGGTTAAAATGAGATCGGTTCCCTGCTCAGTTGCCATTCGATCGTAGGTGCCAAAAGACAACACGATCTTCCCAGTTCCATCCTCTTGCAGTACGAAGAACTCGTCTTCCTGCAATAGATCCCGGCGCACGATCGGCAGATCGGGGGGCGTGACGTTTCCGCCAGACCCACTTGAAGCCAATCGTGTTCCAAGAGCGAGTGTCACGGTTAGGAGCTGATGATTCCGTTGAACGCGACCACCTGACCACTGGAAATCTGGAAGCTCGTAATCGGCCCAGGAAGCGTGATGCCAGCGGGGATAGCCACTGTGGACCAAGAGCCGCTGATTCCATTACCGGTGATCGAAGTGAAAGTGGTGACGGCAATCGTGGTGATCGCAACGAATGGGCCAGTGGTCAACGCGGTAGAGGTCACGAGCTGGAAGCCCGCATTGCCCATCGAATACTCGGTTGCCAGATTAGATTCTATGCTCATATGTCCCAAATTTTACGGATCTGATTCTTGCTGAAAGTGCTTTCAAAGCGGGTTCCCTGCCGGTCTTCCATCCGGCTAAAGCCCTGCTTCACCTTGTCCTTGAGTTCGGCTTCGCGGGCAAAACCGGTAACCCCGAAGCGGGCTACCGGCTGCCTCGTCCAGCGTTCACCCTTGATCACAAGAGAATCGGTTCCCATCGGAGCGATTTGCTCCAAGGACTTGCCTTTGTTCTCGAAGGTGTAGATCGGCATGTTAAGACTCCATCTCGCTGTCGTACTCGGAAACCATGTTTCGCATACCTTCTTCGTCCATTGGTTCCATTGATTCCTTGCCGGCCTTCTCGTACTCGGCGGGCATACCGTTCACGCTTTGGATCTCAACGTAAGCCTCACCATTTTCAAGCTTCTTGAGAATACCCCGAACTTCCTGTAGGACAACTTCATCACCAACCTCGGGGGAAGCCTGTTGGCCATCTTCCGTGTCAGTGGAAAGAGCCTCGACTGGAATCGCAATCATTGGCGCATTGTTGTCAGCCTCATCACATCCGCAAGCGGAATGAGAAGGGGCACCACCGATTTCTCGACGATGCCCCTTTGGGCCGACGGCAATCACCATGATGGTGGCCGTCTTAGGTCGCATATTACAGCGTGGTAGAGGTCTTAGTACGATGCACCAGGTACCAGACCGGGTTGATATTCCCAGGCGAAACACCACTGGTGTTACCAGCGGCCAAACGCAGAGCAGCGAAGTACAGCTTCACACCAACGGTGACAAGCTGGTTCAACGGATCGCTCTTGTCGGGGGTATCGGTGATCACAACCTTCGGGGACAACGGATCATCACCGGTCAAGGCAGGGATACCAAACGCCTCGTTACCAAGGAAGAACGAAGCGATGATGTCCTTGCTAACCGCCAGACCGCCACCCGCGGAGGTAGCCTGATAGATGAACTCATCAGCGGCAGTAGCGGAGCCGGTGCTGACAAACGAGTTGGTCTGAGTGACAACGCGGCAACCGTAGATGGAACCCACCTCGCCCTTGTAGAACGGGGTACCCTTGTTGCCGTAGTTGGAGGCGTTCAACCAATCGGTATCGCGCATCAAATCACGGGTAACACGGGGATCGGTCGCCAGGACGTAGCCACCATTGATCATCGGAGCGCGGTTACGCTTCAGGCGGGTCATGGAATCAAGGACAGCCGAAGCGGTCATCGTAGTGTTTGCGGCAGTCGTATCGCTGTTCAACGCAGAGAAACTCTGAGTGGTCAGCGTAGCGGGGTTACCGTACACCTTGATACCACCGGAACTGGCAACGGTGTTACAAGCATCCGTGTTATCGAACGTACCACCACCCTCAGCGGCGGAACCGATAGAGGAACCGCTCGCGGTGAGGTTGGAACCGATCAGGGTGTTACGGATGACCGAGTCAACCCAGAGGGCCATGTCCAGACCAGAGGTCTTGGTGGCCTGCTGGAGCGAGTTGAACAGGTCCGTAGCGCGGAGGATGTCGGTCAATCCGATCACCTGACCATACTGAGCGAGGCTCTTGCTGAGGCGGTTGAGAACAAGAGCGCGGTAGTTTGCAGAAGTGATTGCCGTACCTTCAGAACTGATGGTCTGAACACCAGAAACGCTCGGCGAACCAAAGCGGAACATCGAGATGGCTTGGTTGCCGTTGTTCTTAGGAATCGCAGCCTTCATGGAGAACTGATCAAGAATCGTCTCCTGTTGGACGATCGAGAGCAGCTCCTTGCTGAAGTAGTTCTGGAACTGGAGTGCAATGCCGGTTGTACCGGAAGTAGTAATGCCCATATTTTAGTTGTGGTTGTGCTATTGGTTGCTTTCCCGATCGAACTCTCGTGCGGCTCGCATGAGCGCATCCCTTTGCTCCTTCTGGGATAGCTTGGAAAAATCCTTTTCCTCTGCTTTGAGTTGTCCTGCCGGAACGCTTTTACCAATGGCGGTCTTCTGCTGGAGCTTGTTGAGCTGTTCTTTCAGAGACTTATTCTCGGCTTCTACAGACTGAAATCGACCCGCAGTATCTTGGAGCTTCATCAATTCTACCGCATGGGCTAACCCATTGGGCAGCGTTGTTAAGATCGGAATGCGCTGCAACAACTCAACCGTTCGCTTGTACTCGTTACTGGACTGATCCTTCAACCAAGTCTCCTTCTCGGACAACTTGTTGAAATTATCTGCCCAAGTCCTCGTAAAGCGTTCCTGTTGAACCTGCTGCTGCTTAACACTCACGGTCTTACGGACGCCATCAGCCTTAGCTCGCGCTGCCTTGGCCAACTGAGAGTCACCATCCGCATCGAATTCCTTGGCCGCAGCCTCGTAATCCTCCGCAGTGTAACCCTTCTCGTCCCGAAAAGAATTGGTATCAGCAACCGTGGATTGCTCCCGTTGCTTGCTCCACTCTTCCCGTTCACGCCTCACCGCCTCGCGCTCGGCCCTGATAGCCTCCTTCTCAGCGTTGATTTGTTCCCAGGTCTTGGTCTTTCGATTCTGATCCTGGGCGAATTTGCTCTTCTGATCCTTCGGCTTCTCCTCCTTCTGCTTGGCCTTGGAATCGGTCTCTGACTTACTGCTCGTGCCTACATCATCTTGCTCGCGGTTATTAACCTCTTTACTGGCACTCCCCTCATTGGAGGAATCTTGCTCAACCGAAGCTGACTCGTTTTTATTTTGAGTCTGCTCCCGTGGTTGGCTGTCGATATCGACACCAGCATCGTGATCATTGGCCAAAGCGAGCATCGCATCGGCACTCATTGTTTCATCTGACATATTGTGCTTGTATTCGTTTGCTGGTCCGCACAGACGCAGCAACCGCAACTTTGATCCTATGTATTCGTGACAGAATCCGGATCATCTTCCTGTCCCGTAATTGATTCTCGGTCGGCCATCATCTCGATGACCTTCACAAGACTGGCCTGACCCATTGCAAATCCAGAGGAGTATTGCAAATGGTTTCTGTCCGTAATTGCAGAAGCGTTCTGCATAAGAACAGTGTTCAGGAGAGCGTCCTTGAACTTTTTTCCGGTCTCGCTCTTGAAAAAGTTATTGAGGGTGGTCGCGTCATCCCTGTTCCAAGGAAGCGCATCGACCCAGCATTGATGCCGGCCAAAAGTCCACGCGGCGCGGACTCGTGAAATGAGTGAGATCATCACTTAGCCTTCTTGCGACCGGCTGCGGCGCGGCGCATGAACTCTGCGGCCCCAAGATTCTTGCGACCAATGTATGCCGCGAGAGCTTTGGGATCATCCGCGCCCTCCTTCTTGAGTTGCGTTGCCAGTTTGCTGAACTTCGATTTCTTTTTCATAAATCTACCATGCCCGACATGACCAAGTTCTGGGTTTCGTAGGATCTTTCGCCGTATCGCAGTTGTGCCTCGCTCGGAAGCTCTTCCGCCGTTCCGGATCGTCCTTCTTAACCTCCATATTGGGATCACCAAAACGAACCTTGATCACGGTGCCCTTCGGATTGCGGACGTACACCGCTTTCTTCTTGGACTCGCCCGGTGTGTAGAAAGGTTTGCCTAACGATACTTTCTTTCCTTGGTACTCGGCCATATCAAGATTGGAATAGCGGTGAATCCTGCAACTCCTTGATGTTCTCCTGCCTCTTAGCCTTCTGGAACCTGATCTTCGGTGCCACACCCTCCTCAAGCTGCTCCATTAACGGAGCTTGGGGCTGGGTTTGCACCGGAATCGAGGTCAAAACGGGCTGAGGCTCCACAATAATAGCGGTCATAGCGTAAAATTCTCCGCACCAATCAAAATCCAGCACAGTGGGCCAGCAAGTTGGCCTACTGGTGGGCGGAAACCGCCGGCAGGTCTTGTCGGAGGCTCGATATCGGCAATCTTTGCAGGTCATAGCTTATTGAACCATCTGCGGCTCTGGTGCGGCGGGCGGCATTGGCATTTGAGGCTGTTGCTGCTGCAACAAACCGCTGCTGGTCAGGAACTTCTGGATCTCAGCCCTTAATTTCCGCGCTTCATTGGTAGCCACCTGCTCGTACCCCTGCAACAGGCTGTCAATCCGCACCATAAACGCATTCTTAGAAGCCGGACTAAACTGCTGACCCTGCTGGATCGCCCCATTCAGGTACTGCATCAGCACACCGATACGGCCCGCGAAGTTCTGACCCGGTTTAGCCGGCACCGGGATGCCGATTAGCAGTGTCGGGATCGTCTTAGTCTCGTCCTCCAACTCATCCTGCTGCTTCTGACCTGGATCCCGTATCAGTTTTTTGATCAGGCTCGGGTCATCCAGCTCCATGATGCTCTTATCCAGCTCCACCTGATCCACCCAGGGGCTGTTCTGGAACAGTTGCTTACGGTTAATGGCCTGCTGAACCATCATCTGCCGGCTGACCATGTCCATACCGCCCTTCGGTTCCAGCTCATATTGATCGTGCAATGCCACCGGATCCGCATCCAGCGAGTCCTCGGCAAATCGATATCGTAAACTCTTGGAATCATACTGAACATAAAGTCCCCAAGCTTGCCGGTACATCTTGCCCAGTGCCATACGGAATAGTCGCGCCCGCAGATCACCGCTCTGCATTGCCTGAGCGTTGATACTCTGGATCTCGGTCGCCGTCCGCCGGTCTGATCCCCCGCCCATTGCACTGCCCATCGCGTAATCCGGACTACCGATCCGGTTCTCCGCGACCGCCCGAGTCTGGTTCAGCTCCTGATCGAAGCTCACCGGCGGCTGCGGCATCTGGACCGGGGCCACGCCATACGGCAAGATTTGCCCGGGCGAGAACCGCAAGTTGATACTGTTCGGTAGCTCCCGTTCCGCTCGGAATAGCGGGCGATTATACAGCGTCATCGCATCATGTTTGTGGTTCCACATCGAGGTCATGGACAACTCGAACGGAGCCAGGATCTCGCACACGCCCCGCGGGCTGAACCATCCCTTGTCCTTGATCTCATACGGGAAGTCCACGAAGGGACATTGGCCATGATCATATGGCAACTCCATGGGATCTCGCAGATCCATATCCACTGCCGCTGGGCTGTACAGGTAAACCTCCCACACCCCGTCATCCCGCTTCTTGTACACCTCCCACACAATCACCCCATCGGTATTGCTCGTGTAAGTGATACCCTCGCGAAGCTGCTTTGCGTCTTCCTCGGTCGCTGCTCCCGGGACGTTATCGTCCTGCTGCGGATTACCCCGAATCTTCTCGATCGTCTTGGAATCGCTCTTCCACCCGAACTGCCCAGCCATCCGCTTGTACGCTCCCACACTCATCGGCATCACATGCACCGCCCAATCTGCATCCTGCAAATCCACGGTGTATGCCGGCACAATGAAATACATCGGGTCAATCGCCTCAAACCCCACTCGCTTATCACCGGGATTCCAGAAGCACTTGATCACCCCGCGCCCGCTCATCAGCGTGTAATCCACCCAGCTCAGGACTTCATCCGTGAAGTTGGTCTTGTCCCGAATCTTATAATTGAACCAGTCCTCAGCCACCTTCGTATACGCATTCAACTGCTGGCGCATCGGAACAAAGCTGGCCACAACATCCATGCCCAACGCCTGCTGGAGGAACAGCGGCTTGAGCTTCTCGATCGCCGTATCAATGAGCGGCCAATGCAGATCCGCGGCCTTGGGCCAGGGCTTATTGGTACGTCGCAACCCGTGATGGCGTAACTCATACCACCGCGTCTGCCTTATCTCC